GTTCGTCGGGGGAGACGACGTGCCAACATACACGTTGTAGGTGTAGCCTGCCGTGCTCGGCACCGTAACGCTAATGGAGCCGGTCGGCCCCGTCACGCTGATGCCCGTAGACGGCTGGTAGATCACCTTCTCGTAGTTGGTGTTGATGTCCGAGGCCGTGACCTGGACGTAGTAAGTGCCCGTCGCCAGCGAACCTGCAGTGCCCGCCGTGCCGGAGACGGCCGCCGCGCCCGTCCACGACGGGACAAGGTTGGAGCGGGTAAACCGCACACCAGACCACTGACCGATCTCGTTGTTATACAGCTTGCCAACGTCGCTGTATTGCCATGCAGTCACAACCGTCGAGTTCTCGCGCAAGTCTTGCTCGACCAGCGGGTGAATGACGGCCACGTAGTGCGGAGCAGTCGCAGCGGTGACGCCCTTGGGGTTCGCGGCGGGCTTCATCTTGACGTCCGTCTCGCCGCCGCCCATGTAATACCGTGCGCCGTTGGTGAACAGCGTGCCCATTGCACGGTTAAGCTCGTGCGGGGTCAGGACGGAGGCGTTCGTCAGGCTGGCGCGTGCGCCCACAGCGCCAACGTAGTTGACCTGCGTGCCGCCCATAATCGCATTGAATGTGTTGCGCTCAATGGTTTCCGTCGCCTGCAAACCGATCAACTCGACGGCCTTCTTAAAGACCGGGTGGTTAATGGTCAGTTCAGCAACGTCCGTGATGCGGATCAGGTCGCCCCACTGCGCCACGGTGCCGGTCACTTGCGTAATCGTCATCGTCTCGCCAGCGGAGGGCACGCCTTCCGACAAGGTGGTGTAGGGCAGGGGGACGCGCTCGTAACGGAACGCATAGTAGGTTGTGCCCATGCCTTTCGGCAGCTCAACCCGCTCCGCGAGTTGAGACACAACAATCTGGCGCTGAGTCAACTCCAGCGTCTTTTTCTGAATATATTTACCGACGTCTGCGGCAAAGTTGGCGGCGTTGTTTGTTGCCATGATGCAAAGTCCTTAAAAGGTGATCCGAGAGAGGCGTTCTTCCAGATCTGCATCTTCATCCGCTGCGCCTGGGGCGGCATTGCCACGAGCGCGTAGCGGCTTGGACGTAGACTTAGAAGCGGCTTTAGCGGCTTTGGCGATAGACGCCGGAGCCTTGGTAAGCACATCTTCACCGACCAAAAATTTCAAAATCGACTCGCGGGGGGCAGTCTGGCCTTTTGCACGCATCTGCATCAGCGTCTGCTCAACCCGATCGACATACTTGCCAATCATCGGGTTTTGCAGCGCACGCTGCTGAAACGCCATCTTGTCCATCATGTCCTGCTGGCTGAACTGCTGTTGCTGCATCTCACGCTGCATTTGCTCCATGCGTTGCTGAAGCAAATACGCTTGGCGTTCGGCGGGGTCGAGCGTTTCAAGATATTGCTGCTGTCGAGCCTGTTCCAGCGCGGCACGCTGTTGCTCAAGCTGTTGCAGCAATAGCTGACGTTCTCGTTCTGCCGATTCGCGTGCTTGACGCTCGCGTTGCAATTCCTCCTGTTGCCGGCGAATCCGGTCTTGTGCTCTTGAAGAACGGCTTACTTGCTCCGCTTGCGCGGCGCGAGCAGCCTCGGCAATGGCTTCGTCATCGGCGTCGGCGTCTTCACTTCCATCTTGGCCGACGACTTCGGCATTCTCATCAGCGCCTTGCTGTGCGTCGCCATTTTCGTCACCGTTGGGAGTGATTTGCTCCGTGTCGATTTCATCCAAGCCACCTTCAAATTCTTGATCGTCGTTCATGCTTACCTCTAGTGTGCTTACGGCCACAAGTCGAACAACGTCTTACGGACGTCAGTCGATGCTGTGCAAATACTACAGCAAACCAAACAAATTGCAACACTCAACCTGTCAATGCAGCATAACAGCCTCCTGAGTGAGCATTACATTTTCCGAGGCATAGCCCCCGGCGCGTGCATCTGGTCGGGGTGAACTGCACCAGGGGGCTGCTGCGCTACACCGCGCGGCCCAACTGCTTGCCCGCCAATGCGTGGCGTCCCCGGCACACCCGGCCCCGCACCGCCAGGAATTCCTGGTGCGCCTTGCGGGGCTTGGGCAGCGGCTTTCTGCTGCATCTGGCGGTTGTGAAGCTGAATGTGCGACGCAATCTGGTGCGTCGGGTCGCCAGTCTGCATGGCGGCCATGTGGTGCATCTGAATGTGCTCGGCGTCGTTGTCCATCGGGCTTGGAACAACCGGCATGTTCTGGATCAGCATTTCGTTTTCCAGGCGCGGGTCGATACTCAACGTTTCTCGCGGCGACTTGAGAATACGGCTTGCCAACCTGGGGCCAAACACGGTGTCGGTCAGCACATCCAGGATCGGCCCAATGTCGAGCGTGCGCCCGCCGAGTTGTGCGGGTGGAATCCCGCGCAGCACGTTCATCGCAGCGATCATTTGCTGGACGTTTTGCGTGTTCTGCATCCGCTGCACGCCGTTCCACACGAACCGATACCGCGTTCCCCACTGCACCGGAGGCACGCGCTCCAGTTCTGCCTCATAGCCTAGCTCGCCAAAGTGCTCAATGCTGGCGTCTTTATCGCGAAACTGCTGGTCATACTCAAAGATCCGCTCAACCAGAGGCGTCAAAATGAACGACTCCAGCACGCGAACAGCGTCGCTGATCCCTTCTATCGTCACTTGCTGTTCCAGTGCCACCTGGGCTTGCGTCGGCTTGCGTGACGGCGACCCACCCATCGGCATCATGGCCGGGTTGAGGCCGAAACTCTCCTGAATCTGCGACTTTGTGGCTGCGACCAGTTGCAAAGCGTCCTGCCACAGCTTCGGGAACTGCAAAATCTGCGTGTCCTGCGGGCTGGTTTCCCACACGGCGGCCATTTCCAGCACCATCGACCCCACGCGAGGGTTGCGCTCTGGGTTCGTCATGACGATAGGCGCAAGAGCATACTGCGCAGCGTCCATCCCCATATTGACCGCATCGTTCGCTTGATACTGCAACTGGGCAACGGCCTTGATCGGGCTGACGCCCCAAAAACTCCCCGGCAGTTTTTTGACCGGCGCCGAAATAATGGGCGGGCGTTGCCCCCAAAACGGGTTTTTCTTGATCGTCAAGAACTCGTCCGGCCCGAAGGCGACAAAGTAACAAGGTGTGTATTCCCCGTCAATTTTCAGATTGCACCACACCTGATGCAGCATCAAGTGTTTTGTGCCTTTGTCGCTCTTAACCCCGGCTTCCTTGGCCTGCCGCTTAGGGTCGTCGGGATGGTTGGGGTTCTCCTTGCGGTCCGACGAGACGGAGAACAGCTCCATCGCCCGCTTGTATTGCTTCGGCGAGAACTGATCCTTGCGCTCGCGCAGCCAAGACTTCGTCGCCCGCAAAGTGACGGCTACCACGTCCGCGTCGTCGATGTTGTCCACCGTCGCCGGGATGACCGCCAGGTCTTGGTCGGCGATCACCCACACATCCGGCAGGCCTACTTCAACCTCGACTTCCTTTTCCGTCTCGATCTGCACGCCGGTCGGCAGCCCCTCAGGAGTCAGCACTTCCTCTAGCTGCCGCTCAGTGACGGTGCGTGCTCGCGTCTGCCAGTCCACATACAGGCTGTATTGGCCCGTAATGTCGCCAGCACGCAACAGTGACGTAATTACTTCGCGCAGTCGGCTCGCACGCACATAGTGGTTTTGTAGCGCCGTCAGCGCCCGTGCCGTATCTTGCGTGCTGGAAATGCACTCGACGTATCGCCCATTACTCGGGAAGAGGGCGTTGCTAAACCGCAGCGTCCGCGCTTCCACCGCGTCACGCACAATGGGCACAAATACCTTCGACTTACCAGCGTAAGCCTGATCGTCGCCCAGCTTGCAGTTGTAAATGTCCCAAAACTTCTCAATGTCCCGATCACGATCCTCGCGGGCAAGGTATGCCTCGATCACGTCTCGGTAGACCTCTTTAGCTTGTTCGAGCACGTCTTTTTTGGTGACGTAATCTCGTTCTTGCTCCTGCTCTAGATCGCGGTCATCTTCAGTCATTTATCGGCCATGCAAGAATGTAATTGGGGCTGGCGGCTTAAGCATTTACCGTCGCATCGAAATGTAAGGCCGCCCGGTGCTGGTGTAACTATAAACGAGATCGTCTCGCTCGGAGTCCAGCGCGTAACCGCTCAAACTCGCATAGCCAGACTCTAACGCCTGCGCAACGTGTTTGTAAACGTTTTCTCGCACCGCGAACGATGCTGTCCCTGCTTCGCGGCAATATCCACCAGCCAGAGCATTGAGCGTCCACGTCGCCTCGGGGCTGACGGTGAATGTAGGCGCATTGTTACGCCGGAGCCGCAACGCCGAGTCGAGGCTTTCCTGTGCGTCAACAATCCGCTTCCCGGTGCGGAATTGCAGCCGCAGCCGCTTAAGCGTTGCGGGCAAGTTCGACGCGTCGTTGATGAGCGTGCGGTCATACGGCACCACAATCTGCGGCACCTTGCCTGTGGGAATCTCGTGGCTGACGGACATGAGCACGGCCCGCAAGCTATCGTCGAGCGACCCCTCGATCACCCAGTCCTTGACGACGCTCAACAGGCCGTCCTGCACAAACGCGAGGGTTGCAAATAGCATCCCCGGCGTGGCGTTCACGAACACATACCAGTCTGCTCGGGCGTTGGGCACGCGGTGCTGAATGTGGTCCGAACTGAACGCCGCGTAGACCGGCATCCCTGGCCGAAGCCTAAGCATGTAGGCCAGCGCGTTGACAATATCGACGCGCCCGAGGGGGAAACTGGCAAGCTCCGCCTCAAGGTCAGGCAGCGGCTTGAGAAACTTGACCTCATGCGCCCTGAAGAACGGCTGCAACCCCTTGATGAAGCTGATCTTGTCACGCGGGGCCTTGACCGGCTGCAACGGCAAGATGTCCGCCCTGCGCACCATTTCCGCCCGAATGGGCTGCAAGAGCCACTGGTTGAGGCCATCTTCTTCGACGGCCACCGTCATCGGGTGATGCGCATCGTTGAGCCGGAAGAGATACTCGATCTGCTCTGACGGCGTGTGGAACCCACCGACCGCCTCATGGACGTGTAGCTCGTTGCCAACCCACGACCCCACGACGTAGCCCGTCCGCGCACTTGTGGAGCGGTTTGTCGTCCGCGCCGGGTCAACGATCAAGATGCGCGGGATGTAAAGATGCGCAGGGGACGGCGCAGCGTAGATAATGTCGTTGCGGTCGAAGATGCTGGCTACCGCGTCCATAGGCTTGAGCAGGTATTCCTGGCTGAACCCCGCAAGGTCGCCGTCCGTCCTGAACTGCTCATAAAGCTCGTTGATCTTCTCCAGCGAGAACCGCGCAGGCCACATGGGCACCCGGTCAGGTTCTACTCCGGTGTAGATGGGGAAGCTCAAGCACTTCCAGTTTGCATTGCGCTTGAGTTCCTCAATCATGGAGTTCTCGTGCAGCGGCGTGCCGTTGACGCGGATACGCGCCTTGGGGTCGCACGCGGGGACAAGCTCACGAGTGAACCACTGCCACACCTTGCGCCGCGCTTCTGGCGTGGCCACCGACTCCCGATCCTCCAGATCGTCGATCAGCACCAGGTCAGGGCGCATGTTGCGCGTCACTTCCTTCGCCCCGCGCACGCTCTGTCCGGCACCGAACGCCTGCACGCGCACGCCGTTGGACAGGGTGATGTCGTTCTCCGTCCACGTCGCCCCGCGCACCGAGCCGAACATTGCGCCGATCTTCTCGTTGTTTTCTAGCTCATGCTTGATACTCGCCAGCCGGTCACACGCACTGCTGTATGTGTTGCCGACAAGCAGGATGTATTGCGCCTCTTGGAACAGCGCAGCAAGCGTGAGGTATTCCTCTGCGAGCGTTGATTTCCCGCCGCCTCGGAACACTTCGATGAGCACGCGGGGGTGCGGGTCATCCCACGCAGCAACGATCTGCTTATGGAACGCAGGCGTCTCGTCTGGATGCCGATGCGCAAAGATGTAGGAGAGTGCAAACTGCTTGTCTGCTTGCAACTCCGCGATCAATTCGACTAGAGGCGATGTCTGAGACATAAAAAGACGGCCCACAAGTGGGCCGCAAGCTCCAGGGGGAGGAGGAGAGAGTGTGGGTAGATTAGTGCAAAAACTGCTCGCTGTCAACATTTTTGACGGCGGCCAGTGCAGTAGCCAGTGCAACGACCACTGCACTCTCGTCTGGAGCGGATGCATGGATTTTTAGCACGCCGGCCTCGCTCACCTCGATGATGATTTTGACCGCGCCAGAGGAATCCGGGCCGCCCGTATGTGCATGAGCATCACTCATGTTTCGGCCCGCCTTTGAGCGATTCCAGCCACTTGGCGATGTCTGATGTGTACCAGCCGATGGCCCGCTGTCCGAGCTTCACCGGCTTGGGAAATTCGCCGCGGCTGAGCTTGTCATAAATAGTTGAGCGTGCCTGCCCCGTGATCCGCATGACGTCTCGCGTTCTCAAGATCGGGTCAATGTCCATTTAGTTACTCCTAGTGACGGGCACGCACCATTGCGTGCTGGGCGGAATTATTCGGCAGCGGCGCAACGTTGTCAAGTCACGTTTATTGTGTGGGTGCTTGACGGGCGTAAGCGTCCGTAGGCGGAGAGCAAGCGGGAGCAAGCAGGCGCTGGACGGGCGCAAGCGTCCGCAAGTAGTAGCAACGCGGGGGAATTTTGAAACTTGAACGCGGAATGGGCGGCACCCCGGAGTTATAAAATTTCACCCCGTCCGTCCGGGTGGATTCCAGAGTTCCAATCCTGGCACGTTTCTTGCTACCCGAGACTGTAACCGAATGTAACCCCTGCAACCGTTCGTAACCTGGCACGCATCTTGCTTGCGACATCCTGGCACGTTTCTTGCTTTCCCGCCAGAAAAAATAAAAGTGTAAAAGTTTGCAACGGAATGACTTTGTCGTGAACTCGTTTGTTATAATACAGGCATCGCAACACCGCGATGCTAACTAGGAGAGTAAACGATGACTGCTACCACCACAATCAAAGCCGCCTACTACGGCACCGACACAGCCGGCCGCCCCACAGTGATGGTCACAAAAGACTATCGGAGCGCGGATAACCCCGGATGGTCTCGGTCGGAGACGATGCGATTTATCCACGCTAACACTGTCGAAGAGGCCGCAGCCCTGGCCGCTTCCCTGAAAGCCAGCGGCGAAGTTCAAATTGTCCGCGCCCTGTAATCAATCTGCCCCAGGAGAGAGAGAGAGCATCATGTTCCAACGCGTCACCTTTTTCGATTTCATCGACGCCTTCCGCCGCGCCGGGCGCGGGAATCAATTCAGCGACGAGGCGCTGCGGGCGCTCTTCGAGTACCTTGAGCAGCTTGAGGAAGAAACCGGCGAGCAAATCGAGCTTGACGTAATCGCGCTTTGCTGCGACTTCCAAGAGTCAAGCGTAGACGAGATCATCAGCGACTATGGCCTAGACGCATCGGGCTGTGAGGACGACGAAGCGCGGCGCGAGATGGTCGAAAAGTTCCTGAGCGAGCGCACGACCGTCATTTGGTCGGATGGCGACAAGTTCCTGTTCCGGCAGTTCTGAGGGGCTGAACATGAGAGAGTCTGAATACACCGCAAACATCGAGATGGTGCGTGGGGCGAAAGCGCTCGATCGCTACAGGGAAATCTACAGGCCCGAACCGCGCACCAGCCGGGGCCGGGAAATCCCCGGCGCCGTCATGCTCGGGGTGTTCATGGGCGTGCTGCTCGCGGTTAGGGGATAAAAGTTAGTGGGCACTCACATCGGCCGCTTAATCCTTGAGCAGTCGGCGCAGCGGCGCGCGCGCCAGCATCTACTATCCTGCACCATTCTGGTGCGGAAACCGCTAAGTGTTTGACTTGCTTATCATTTTTGCCCGTTATCCTGCTAGACACAGAAAAAGGATAGGGCCGGATCGCTTTACATTCTACCTATATCGCCCGGGATCGGCGCAGCGGGCGGCCGGGAAACGCGCCCACCGGCTTGAAGCCCCCCACCTATCGCAAGTACTTGATTTGCATAGTGTTTTTGACCTTTATTTATCTAGCCACTATAAAAACTAACAAAAACTAGCATTACATTGTTAATATATAGCACTGCATGTTATAGTAGTGGCATGTAAAGCCCCACGCCCCTATCCCCGGGCGCTGATCTACCCGCTAAACCCTAAATTCCCCTGCAAAATCAACTACTTATAAAAATCTACCCTCCATCCTTGCCATGCTACCCGATAAACTCTCCCCCATGCTCGAGGCCGCCCGCCGCCGCAATGCTGCGCGTCATGCGCGTGATCGAGCAAAATCTGTCGTGCGCAAAGACCGCCGCCCCGACGTGCTGGCCGCTGGCCGTGCGCATCGCGCAATGCTCAAGCTCTACGCACGCGCCGACGCGGAACACCGCGCTTGCATCCTGCATCCCGCCGTTGCGTCCGTCCCGACTGCGCTGGCGCTCGGCGCTGGCCTCCGTCATGCTGTCGATCTTGTTCGCAGCCTTGCGTATAAGTGTGCAGGCTCACCCGCAGCCGACGCAATGCGCTTGCGTATGCGCGAGGATGCGAGCATTGCTATGCGTCTAGTGCGCCGCATCGACGCGCTCAAGCGCAACGCGCCGCCGCCATCCCCCTCCGCCCCGGCGCTTCCTAAGCTCGCCCCGATCGCCCCGCCGCCGATGCCGTCCGCCCCTGGCCCGCTATACCATGCGCCCGACCCGACCGCGCCGGTCGAGGCCCGCTCCGAGTATTACTGGGAAAAGCACCTGCGCCGGCTCGATGGCTCCATCCACGCATGGCAAGCGCAGCGCAAGGCCGCTCGCAAGCAATACCTACAGAGCGAGAAAGGCCGGGCCGCGCGCAAGCAATACTTGCAGAGCGAGAAAGGCAAGGCCGCCCGCGCCCGCTATGCCCAGTCTGACAAAGGCAAGGCCGCCCGCGCTCGGTATGCTCAGTCTGACAAGGGCAAGGCCGCGCTGCGCCGTGCCCAGGCCGCCTACCGCGCCAGGAAATCGACCGCCTAAACCCGATAGAAAAAATCAATTTGCATCCCGCACATTTTCATTTATAGTTCACACCGCAGCATCACGCTGCACCATCAAACAAGGAGAGAGCCATCATGCGTTATGAATCTAGTGTGTCCCCGCGTGGCAACCGCTCATGGAGCGACGCGAGCCAGGCCGACGCCGAAGCCCGCTGCAAGGCGCTCGATGAGGCCGGCTGTGTTGACTGCATCGGCTGCATCGACTGCGCTGGATGCGCCGGCTGTGTTGACTGCATTGGATGCGCAGACTGTATCGACTGCGCCGGGTGCATTGCCTGCCTCGACTGCGCAAGCTGCACCGGCTGCACCGAGTGCCTCGACTGCGCAAGCTGCACCGGCTGCACCGGCTGCACCGGCTGCGCGAGATGCACCAACTGCGCGAGATGCGCCGGCTGCATTAACTGCGCTGACTGCGTAGCGTGCGCAGACTGCGCTAAATGCGTTGACTGCGTAGGGTGCGCCAACTGCGCCCGGCTTCGCGGCATGTCGTATTACAAGCTTCCCGCTACTGTTTAACAAGGAGAGAAAATCATGGAAAACACCATCAACCTCGAAGTTGTCCGCGTCTTGCTGCCCCTGGCTGCTAAAAATGACGTTCGTTTTTACCTGAACGGCATCTACGTTGACTTTCAGCGCGACAAAACAGTCTACGTTGCCACGAACAGCCATGCGCTCGGTATGTATACTGAAGCGGTTGAGAACGAGCATACGTTCAGCGTCATCATCCCAGCCGACGTGGTGAAACAACTCAAGCCTAAGCGCGGAACGGCGAAGTGGGGCGACTTGACCTTTAACCCCGAGGCGAATACCGCCCGCATCATCAACCCCGGCGCTGGCCAGGACTTCGGCTTTACCCCGCTCGATGGCAAGTACCCCGACTATACAAAAGTCATCCCGGCTGAAACGAGCGGCGAAGCGGCGCAGTTTGACGTTGACCTGCTGTCCCTCTTTGCCCAGGTCAACAAGGCGTTCGGCGCTAAGTATCCCGGGCGCATCAAGCTCGACCATAACGGCGAGCGCGGTGCGCTGGTGCATCTGTCCCGCGATGCGTTCCTCGGCGTCATCATGCCGTTCCGCCCCTAAGGTGCCGCCATGCGTCAACGCTCAACCCCTTATGCCCTGCTCGAACTGCGGCGCATGGCGCGGCGGCTATGGACTGACCCGGCTATGCGCCGCCGCTGGCTGCGGGCATGGCTCACCGCACGCAAAAATGGCGGCCTGCTGCTCGAAGGCGCTGATCCTAAGTGGGGAAACAGATATGTGTGATCGAGATTGTCATCAAGGCCGCCGCTGCCCTGCGCGGCTGTACCCAGGCATCGGCAAGTGCTCAGACTTGGACAACTTGACTCCGGCTCCGTACCCGGACCTGCCCCGGCCCGAGCGGCTATCAGCATTCGAGATCGCCATCGGCATCGCGTGGGCGCTGTGGGCAGTTTTGATGCTGTTCGCTGTTCTTGACTTGACTACGTGAGGAACGACCCATGAGAGTTTTTACGCAAGCAGAGTTTGACGCCCTGCCGATGGTGGACGGAGTTCGGCAGTGCCCGACTGGCGACTACTCGCAAGTACAAAGTTTCGGCGCGTCTTGCAGTTTCGGCGCGTCTTGTACTTTTGGCGAGGATTGCAAATTCGGCGAGCAATGCAACTTCGGTGATCGTTGCAACCTTGGTAAGCGTTGCAGTTTCGGCGAGTATTGCTGTTTCGGTAATTCTTGCATCTTCGGCGAGTATTGCAGTTTCGGCGAGTATTGCGTCTTCGGCGAGTCTTGCAGCTTTGATGAGTCTTGCAGTTTCGGTAAGCGTTGCAGTTTTAGAGACGAGTGCAGTTTTGGCGAGTCTTGCAGTTTTGGCGAGTCTTGCAGTTTCGGAAAGTCTTGCGGTTTCGGCTATTTATGCAGTTTCGGCAAGGATTGCAGTTTTGGCGAGTCTTGCAGCTTCGGCGATGAGTGCTATTTCGGTAGGCGTTGCAGCTTCGGCAGCGAATGCGAGTTCGACCGTGGGTGCAACTTCGATGGTGCGTGCCACTTCGGTAGTGGGGTCAGCTTCGGCGATTATTGCAGCTTCGGCGGGCGTTGCAGTTTTGGCGAGTCTTGCAGTTTCGGCGCGTCTTGCAGTTTCGGAGAGTGGTGCAGCTTCGACACGGCTTGCGCCTTTGAGGAGTATTGCAGTTTCGGCAAGTCTTGCATCTTCGGCAAGTCTTGCAGCTTCGGGTTTGGGTGCAGATTCGGCGGGTCTTGCAGCTTCGGCGGGTCTTGCAGCTTCGGCAAGGCTTGCCGCTTCGGCGGGCGTTGCACCTTCGGCAGTGGGTGTTTCTTCGGTGGGAAACGCGCAAAACCGGGCTATCCGCTGCTGGCCCTGTCCGGCGCTGGCAGCGGCAATCGAACGGTCTACGCGTTCAACGTCGAGGGCGGCCCCTGGGTTGAGGCCGGGTGCTTTTCGGGCGATCTGGATGCGTTCCGCGCAAAGGTTCGCGCCGATGGTAACGAGCTTAAGTGTCTGCAATACCTAGGGTTTGCTAACATCGTGGCCGCGACGTGGTGTCCGAAGAGGATCGAGCGATGACCCCTCGAACTGTCTACCTTGTCGCCGATCTGCTGATGCACGCGCCTGAGCCGCGCAGCATTCGGCAGATTGCAACCGAAATTTGCCGACCCGTGCGCAGCGTGTCGAACGTCGTGCTGCGCCTACGCCGCGCTGGCCTGGTCGAAGTGGCTGAAGTCATCAAGCCGCTCGGAACCCGGCGCGTGGCGCTGTATCGATGGGCGGCATAAATGGAGGAAACATGAAAGACGCAGTTAAATTCAAGTGGGACGGCGGCTCCAAGCATGAGGCCGGGATTGCCGTTTACGAGGTCGGCGCGTCAACCTATACGATACGGTTCCCAACCCCTCGGCCTGCGAACCTTGTGCATATAGCGCTGCGTGATGCATACCGGGAAGGTTACGAGCGCGGGTTCTACAGCGCGAAGGCTGAGGCGCAACCGGCGCTGTCGAAATTTCCAGAGGAAGCACAATGAACGCTACGTTTCTTATACAGCGCGTGCCCTGCCATAGTAAACGCACGGAGAGAGCCAATTGACAACAATCTACATCGACTTTGAAACATACTATGACAAAAGTTACACTTTGTCGAAAATGTCCACGGAAGAATATATCCGTGATGCGCGGTTCAAGGTGCATGGGTTCGCCTATTGCATCGATGATGGTTCTGTCTGGTGGCGGTCCGGCCCGTCGGCGTCTACGGCCTTGCTCCAACTCGCGGAGAGATTTTCACACGCATATTGGTGCGC